AGAGGCTTTTGAAGATGCAAAATCATTCTGGAAGAACTACGCAGATACAGTAGAAAAATTATATAAAAAATAAATAAATAATAGTTATAAAACAATAAGTTATAAAAAATAATTTTATTTACTTATTATTCAATTAACTTTATCTCGCACATGCCAAACCAACTAATAGGAGTTAGCATGGCAAAGAAACATAAAACTGCTGAGGAAATCATTTATCAAATAAAGGATCTCCTTGACGATCTAGAACTCAAGATCAACCCAGAAGATAATTGGGATGATGAAGATGATAACGAAGATCTTGATATAGATACTGACGAAGACGAAGAAGAGTAGTCTATAGGATAAGGGTGGTAGAAATACCACCTTTATTTAATTATCCCCATACAATTCACAATTGACTTTTTATCCACAACCACTATAGGTGGTGTATGAAGAGAAAGCAAAAGACTACATCTGCTACATCAGTTCGTTTATCTGCACATGAAAAGATTTGTGCTGAACGAATGCAAACTCTTATTAAAACAATTGATGAACTAAGAGTTGATGTTAAAGATCTTCGTGCTGATATGAATAAGGGAAAGGGAGTTATTGCTTTCCTAATTATTGTTGGTGCTTTGGTTGGTTCTATTCTTTCTATTCTAAAGTTCGTTAAATAAACAACACAGGGTTTTACATTGTTAAAGGCAGACAAAGGATTAGTATCTGAAGCATTAGCTCAAGCACACTTTGCTAAAGATCCAAACTTAATTGTATTCACAGCACTAGGTGGTGTTGGTCCAATAGATATTATAACTTATAACACTAAGACAAAAGAGTATAACAACTATGACGTTAAGACTGTATCTTACAGAAAGTCAGATACTAAATACGCACACAAAAAGAATGATCGTATCAATAGATCTCCATCTAAAAAACAAAAGTCTTTAAATGTTAAGATTGTATATGTTTATGAAGATGGTAAAGTAGTAATCAAATGAATTACGAAGACGTTAAAAGCAGAATTAAAAAGCTAAATCTTTCTTCTTTATGATTATGTATGACGATGTAAAAAGCAGAATAAAGAAGCACGAAGGTTTTGTAGCTAAGGTTTACCTTGACTCATTAGGTAAAGCTACCATTGGCTATGGTCATTTACTTACAGAAGACGATGACTTTGTTGAAGGTGTTATCTATGACAAAGATATACTTGAAGCAATTTTTGATAAAGACTTTGATAAAGCTAAGCAAGGCATGGAAGAATTAGTTGGCACATTAGATATAGCTATGGCTGCTAAAGGAATTATAATTGAGATGGTATTCCAATTAGGAAAGACTGGTGTTTCTAAGTTCAAGAATATGTTTGCAGCTTTAAATGAATTTGATTATACACGAGCTGCTGAGGAAATGTTAAACTCAGCATGGTATAGACAAACACCAAGCAGATGCGAAGAGTTGTCTAACTTAATGAGAAAGTGTCAGGCTTAAATGTTACCAATGTTAAACGCAGTTGCACCTCTTGCTAAGATCTTATTTTCTACAATAGAAAAATCAGTAGCTGATAAAGACTTACAAGCTAAATTAAAATCAGATTTACAAACACAATTACTACAATCAAACACACAAGAATTACAAGCAGCTGCAAAGATTATAGAAGCAGAAGCTAAAGCAGGTTGGTTTGCATCTAGCTGGCGACCACTACTTATGTATGTACTTATATTTATTTTAGTATGGAATTATATATTTGGTCCAATAGTTAAATTCTTCTTTGGTGCAGCTATTACTATTGATCTTCCTGGCGATGTCTGGACATTATTACAAATAGGTTTAGGCGGTTATGTTGTTGGTAGATCAGCTGAATCTGTAGCTAGAACAATGGCTAACAAACCTAAAGAATAAGATGAGCGATCTAAAGTTAAGTGATCAAACACAAGTATCATTACCTATTAAAAATATTGTAGCGATTGTATCTGCTATCGTTGTAGCTGTTTGGACTTACTTTGGAATAGTTGAAAGACTTAACAGGCTTGAAACTAATGAGAAGTTAATGTCACAAGATCTTTTAAAGAAAGCTGAGCAAACTCCTAAGAACCAAGAGATGTATATGTTGATTGAGTATCAAGCTAAATCAATAGACAAGCATTCTAAACAACTAGAAGAAAACGTACACACTAAAGTTATCATTAGTCAGTTAGAAAAGAAAATAGATAAACTAGAAAAAGAATTAGATTCATTAAGAGGTAAGTAATGGTTGAAGTAGTATTTGCTTTACTGATGTATATGAATGATAAATTAGAAGGCTATTCACCTAAAGCTAATGTTGCTGATTGCTTAGAACAGAAACGTAAAGTTGAACGTGATGGTAATTCAAATGTTACTAAGTGGCAGTGCAAAGAAATAAAAGCTATTATAGAAACTGATAAACATGGTGTTAAAAGAATTAAAGAGGTTAAAGAATAATGTCTGATCAAATCATGACATCATCTGGTCAGATGTATAGCAAGAAATTATCATTGCTTTCTCAGCAAGGTTCTAATGTTAAAATAAAGGTAAAGAAAAAGAATGGCAAAAAAACATTTAGAAAATAAACATATAAGAAAGCCACCAAAGAAACGAAGAGGCAGACACACTAAGCGTGTGAATAAACACAAGACATATAAACAATACGTTGGTCAAGGTAGATGATACAATTATTATTAATCAAGTTAAGCAACTGGTTAGTTGGTGAGCCTGTTAAAAAGAAAAGACGAGTAGTAAAATTTAAAAAGGTTATAAAAAAAGGAAAGAAGTTTATATGATTAAAGTTAAAATTAGCAAATGTATTTTTTGGTTATCAAGAGGATTCTGTTCTTTACTCAAACAATGTAAGTGTGTTAAGATAAATGAAAACGACTACAACCCTTTTAGAGAGAAATTATAATGGTTAAAAAAATGTATCAAAATCCAAGTGGTGGATTGAACGAAGCAGGTAGAAAATATTATAATCGTACTGAAGGATCTAATCTTAAAGCTCCAGTTAAATCAGGAACAAACCCAAGACGAGTTTCTTTTGCTGCACGATTTGGTGGTATGAAAGGATCTCTATTATCTAAGTCAGGCAAACCAACAAGATTAAAGCTAGCACTCAAAGCATGGGGATTCTCAAGTAAAGAAGCTGCTAGAAACTTTGCTGCAAGACATAAGAAGAGTTAGTCTTGGCTAAGAGAAAACAAATACTAAAGAGCTGTGGTAACTGCCATATCTGTGGCAAAGAACACATGAGTAACGAGGGTGGTTGGGTTATAAACGCTGAGAAATTAAACTTTTGCCACTCATTAGATCATAGTTGCTATGAGATTTACTTTAATAATGTAAGAGTAAAAGAGAAACAATCATCTATAATTAACAATAATAATGACAAACGTATGGAAATGTATATAGAATATCTAAAGAAACAAAAGTGTAAACATAAATACCAAGGAGAAATATAATGCCACTTAATGTTAAAGGTAAAAAGATTTTAGCAGCGATGCAAAAAGAATATGGTAAAGAAAAAGGTAAAGTTGTGTTCTACGCATCAGAGAATAAAGGTACAATCAAAGGTGTAAAGAAAAAAGGCAAATCGCTAATGGCGAGATAACATGGAATCTAAATACCACGAAACAAAAGAAGGAAAAAAAGTTCGCAAAGGTTTGTACTATAATATAAACCAAAGAAAGAAAAAAGGTATTAGCAGATCAAAAGAAGATTCTACTATATCTAAGAAGTCTTATAAGAGTTTATTAGCTGGTTTTAAAGATTAGTTCTTAACATTATCCATCACATACTCATATCGTTTCCAAATGATATGACCAGGTTGCCAGAAATGTTCCTTATTTATTTTCATCTTAACATGATGGATCATTGTAGTGTGGTCCCTATTACCTAGGATAACTCCAATCTTAGTGAATGGCATATCATACTTATCTCTTAAAACATTTATAAGTATTGATCTTGCAATTACTGCCTGCTGTATTCTAGTCTTAGCAATAATATCATTAACATTAACACCAAGTTGATTGGCTACGATTGCTAATATCTCTTTAACATTCTCAGGTACAACTACATCATTAATAGTTACATACTTAACCACTTCTTTAATAACAGTATTCTTATATCTGAAATTGTTTCTAAAAAATTCTCTGGCTAGTTTGTATCCTGTTTTAAATCCTGTGCGATAAATTTTTTTTTCTCTCTCATCTAGATTTGAAAAACTATTAAATAAATATCTTAACTTAATTTCTTTATACATTTCTTTTGGTGTCATAATTATCCTCTTTCTGTCTTATGTTAGTTGATTTAACTTTTACTTCTCCTATCTTAACTTTAATAAACAATCCTATTTTAGTAGGATCAAGTGCATGTTCTGCTGTGTCAAACTCTTCTACATAAGTAAAAGTGCATTCACCCTTTTTTAATCTTACAACTTTCATTACTTTTTCTTTTGTCTAAGTTGTTTAGTCATCTTGCAATAGATAGATAAATCATCATAGCTATCTGCTTTATATTTCTTTGTGCATCTATAAAGTTTAAGTGCCATCATTATATGACCAACATCTTCTGGTTCTAATGCAACTTTAATTTTATTAAATAGAACGATAGAGAATAGTTCAGCAAGTAATGCAAAGTTCTCTTCGTAATCTCCATAATCTTTATGGCGATCATCTATAATTTTCTTTTGTATTTTTTCTTCAAGACTAATGAAGTCTTCTTTATTAATCATATATCTCCTTTGTTGTTTTACTCTACCCCTAGGGACAACGAAAGGGAAGGCATGACTGCCTGATGAAAACCCTAGGGATAGAATGAATAATAGTGTTACCTATTATTAGTATTGTCTATTACCGAAAGACTTATTGCTTGTAAATGGTTTCTTTTGAAATCCACCAGCTTTAAATCCAGGTTGTTTATTTGCTCCTGCTGTTGCTTGTGCTGCATCTTTTTTGGTTAAGATAATTGTGTATCCACCTGTTGGATTACCTTCAATATCTGTTCCATCAAACGCACAGTAGTCATACCAATCACCATTGATATTCACATTCATCTTCCAATTCTTTCCTTCTGGAGCTTTTGGAGAATTAGGTGCTACCATTACTGGTTGATTGTCGCCTGCTTTTTTATTTACGTTTGGAATAAGATTTAAATATATCTTATTCTTTGGTTGGTCGTTCATTATTATACCTCATTTTGAGTTGTGATCTCATCACGCTTACTATTAAATTTATTTAAAATTGAATTGTAAGTTGCGAGATCTTTTATTTTTATCTGATTAAGAAGATCTTTGTTTGCTCTCCAAAGGAAATCTAGTTTCGCAGTGTGAGGAGCAAATGCTATCTTTTTCGTCAGTTCAACAATTATACTATCATCATAATTTATATTGTTTGATGTAGTATCTTTTCCATTCATAGGTTGTACTGGGATCTCTAAATCCTCATACTCTTCCTTTGAAGTTATATCTTCAAGAAGAATACCCATGAATGATAAAGCTCGTGTGATTGCAAATGTTTCAGCAATCTCTAAGTAGCCT